GCCGCGCCTCGCGCCAGTCCTCGCGCGACGGCCGCGACATCGGCGAGCTGCCCGAGGTCGTCGATCCCAAGCGCAAGGCGAAGGCGATCGCCAGCCTGGAGACGTTCGCCCTCGCCTACTTCCCGCACCGCTTTTCCCTGCCGTTCTGCGACGATCACCGCGAGGTCATTCGCGACCTCGAAAGCTGCTACGCCGCCGGCGATCTCTTCGCCATGGCCATGCCGCGCGGCTCGGGCAAAACCTCGATAACCGAGGTCGCCGGCCTCTGGGGGACGATGAGCGGTTGCTCGCCCTTCGTCTTCCTCGTGGGCGTCGGCCACGATCCGGCGAAGGATCTGCTCCGGTCGCTCAAGACCGAACTCGAAAGCAACGAGCTTCTGCTGGAGGACTGGCCCGAAGTCTGCTATCCGATCCGCGCCCTCGAAGGCATGGCGAGCCGCTGCACCGGCCAGCTCTATAAGGGCGACCGGACCTATCTGATGTGGTCGTCTCGCGAGATCGTGTTGCCCACGATCCCGGGCGCGAAGTCTTCCGGCGCAATCATCCGGGCCGCCGGCCTGTTCAGCGGCGCCATCCGCGGGCCCAAGTTCGTGCGGCCATCCGACGGCAGAGTTGTGCGGCCGTCGATCGTCATCCTCGACGACGTGCAAACCGACGCGATCGCCGCCAACCCGTCCCGCTGCGACAAGGTGCTCCGAACGATCAACGGCACGGTGATGGGCATGGCCGGCCCCGGCAAGAAAATCGGCGCCGTCGTCCCCTGTACGGTCATCGAGCCGGGCGACGCGGCCGACCAGCTCCTCGACCGCAGGAAGAACCCGCGATGGCGGGGCAAGCGCTTCAAGCTCATTTACGAGATGCCCAAGGACCTGAACGACCCCAAAGGCAAACGGCACTGGGAGGAGTATGGGCACCTGCGCGCCGAGAGCTTGCGGGCCGGCGGCAAGGGCGAAACGGCGACCGACTATTACCGCAAGCACCGCAAGGCGATGGACGAGGGGGCGCGCGTCGCGTGGAAGGAGCGATTCGACGAGCTGGAGATCTCAGCCGTCCAGAACGCGATGAATCTCTTTTTCGACGACCCCGGCATGTTCGCCGCCGAATATCAGGGGGAGCCGAAGCCAAAGCAAGCGACGATCGACAAGCTGACCGCCGGCGAGATCGTCGGCCGGGTCAACGGCCTCGCCCGCGGGCTGGTTCCCCTCTGGGCCAATCATTTAACCGCCTTCGTCGACGTCCAAAAGCAGCTCCTCTACTGGATCGTCTGCGCCTGGGCGGACGACTTCACGGGCGCCGTGGTCGATTACGGCAGCTTCCCGGACCAGGCACGCCGCTACTTCAGCGTCGCCGACGCGCAGCGCTCGCTGGGCCGGGCATTTCCCGGCGCTGGCATCGAGGGGGCGATTTTCAAGGGGCTCGATCAGTGCGCCGCGGATCTCCTCGGCCGGGAATGGGACCAGGACGGCGGCGCCAAGGTCAAGATCGGCAAGCTGCTGGTTGACGCCAATTTCCAGACTGACACCATTTTCCGCTGGTGTCGCGCGACGCCGTTCGCAGCCGTCGTCATGCCGGCCCACGGCCGCGGCGTCACGGCCGGCCAGAAGCCGTTTAGCGAATACCAGAAGAAGCCCGGCGAGCGACTCGGCTTTCATTGGATGGTCCCCGCGACGCAGGGCAAGCGACAGGTGAAGCACCTGCGCATCGACACCAACTTCTGGAAGACGTTCCTGGTCGCGCGGCTGCGGCAGAAGGTCGGCGACCGCGGGGCCCTGGAATACTTCGGCGTCGCGGGGGCCGATCACCGCATGCTCGCCGATCACCTGACGTCGGAGGTCGCGACCGAGACCGAAGGGCACGGCCGCAAGCTCGAGGAGTGGAAGAACCCATCCCGCAACGAGAACCACTGGCTCGACGGAGTCGTGGGCTGCATGGCCGCGGCCAGCTTGCTCGGTGCCTCGCTCCTGGGCGATGCGCCGAGGACCGCGGCCAAGAAGACGAGGAAGAAGCTGAGTTTCGCGGAATGGCGGGCCCAGAAGTTCGGCCAGGGATAGCCGCCAAACGCGCCTTAGGAGACAAGCAATAATGACCGACCGTCAACGCCGCCTCGCCACAGTCCAGACCTTCCGCGCCGCCTTCGAGAAGGGCTTCAAGGAAGCGATGTTGATGTTCACCGCACACAAGAACTGGCGCGGCAAGTTTGTCCTCAGTGAAACCGACATGGTCGCCCTCTTTGCCGCTGGATTTTCTGCCGGCGGCATTTATGAACAGGACGCCGCCGAGGGCAAAGTCTGAGGCCGTGAGGAGTCGCCTGCGGATCCGGGCGACCTTAGCGGTCCTCAGCCACAGGCGGCCGAGGCAGGCCGTCCCGCGAGGCCAGGTACAGTAAGCGAGGGAGCCAATGGCCAAGAAGAACGCGCCCGACGGCCTCGGCCTGATCTGTGCCAATTGCGGCGGCAACCGGTTCAAGACCCGGCAAACCATCCCCCTCAAAGATGGGCGAATCCGCCGCTACCGCCGCTGCAAGAAGTGCAAGCTGGTCATTCGCACGCACGAGGCCCGCGACGGCGCCGCCCGGCTCTTTGAACAGCTTGAGCCGAAGTCAAATTGACCGTGACTCGACGGTGTTCATTCCACCTGGTCGGTCGCGATCTCCGGCCCAGCGAGTGCCGAGCTGCGGAAGGCCGAAGGGGGAAGCTGGCCTTCCGGCGGGTCTAGCGCTAGACCCGCCGAAAGCCAGACACCTCCGGCCAAGGAGGCCAAGAAGGCGTCGGCACCGCCGACGGGCAACGCGTCGCCGGTCGACCTACGGGACGTTGACGCCGCCCCTCTACGCGCCTTGGGCAGCTGCTGGCGACGAGTCGTCTCGATCGGCCGGCGACGACGAATCAGTTCTCCTCGGTTGCCCAATCGACAACCCGTCAAGGAAATTCCTTCCGCCGATGTGCTACCGGTAGCACTATTTTTCCGCCGGCGTGCTACCGGTAGCACAACTTTCGCGCAATCCGCGCCGCCGCCCAAGTTGCGCAAAAACCGGGCTTACGATGGGAGGGTCAACAACGAGAAGCGACGGCCCGCGAGTCATGCCATGGACCTTACCTCGAAGATCGAAGAGCTGGCCCTCAAGCCCAAGAGCATTCAGGGCGAGGCCGGCTCCGTCGAGCTGCGGGGCGTCGACGAGGTCATTCAGGCGGACAACCGCGAGAAGATCGTCGAGGCGGCCAAGAAGCCGCATCGCGGCATCCGTTTCACCAAGATCATCGCACCGGGGGCGTAATGGGTTGGTGGCGCCGACTCTTTGGCATGGGCGACAAGCCGCGCGTCGAACCGCGCGATGGCCGGCCGATGCCGCGCAGCACCTACGACGCCGCCCGCGCCGGCGATGACGATTCCCGCCGCCACTGGGCCAACACCGACGGCTACTCCTCAGCCCGGGCCAACAACCCAGTCGCCCGCCGCACGCTCCGCAATCGCAGCCGTTACGAGGACGCCAATAATGGCTACTTTGCGGGGATGGTCAAGACGCGGGCCAACGACATCGTCGGCCGCGGCTCGACGCTCCAGGTCCGGACTGAGTTCCCGGAGGCCAACGCCTTCATCGAACGCGAGTACCGCGCCTGGCGCAAGGCGATCGGCTATGTCCGCAAACAGCGCACGCACGTCAAGACCAAGGACCGCGACGGCGAGGCCTTCACTATCCTCGCCAGCAACCGGCGGCTCTCAACGCCGGTGAAGCTGGACCTCAAGAACATCGAGGCCGATCAAGTCACGACTCCGCTGCACATCATCGGCGTCAACGGCGCCGTCACTGACCGCTTCGGCAACCTGATCGAGTTCATGGCCGATGGCATCCTCTTCGATCGGTGGGGCAACCCGATCGAGTATCACATCCTCAAGAACCACCCAGGCGACCTCTACAGCCTGGACCCTCTCTCGTTCGACCGCGTCCCGGCGGAGTTCGTGATTCACAGCTACGACGTCGACCGCCCGGGCCAGGTCCGCGGCATTCCCCTCTTCACGCCGACCCTCAACCTGGGCGGCGCGATGCGGCGCTTCAGCTACGCCTCGCTCCTCAACCAGGAAACGGCGGCGAACGTGACGGGCGTCCTCGAGACGCCGGCGCCGGCCGACCAGGACGACGAGGAAGGGGTCGAGATCCCAGGGCTGCCGGTCGAGCGCAACATGCTCGTCACCCTGCCCGAGGGCTACAAGGCGAACGCCTTCACGACCAACCAGCCGAGCACGAATTTCCCGCAGTTCAAGCGCGAGATTCTCAGCGAGATGGGGCGGCCGGCGTGCATGCCGTACAGCGTCGTCGCTTGCGATTCCAGCGATCACAATTACGCTTCGGGACGACTCGACCTCCAGGGGCACAACGCCGACGCCGCGGTCGAGCAATTCGACCTCGAGGAGACGTTCGAAGATCGCATCTTCGACGCCTGGATCGAGGAGGCGTCGCAGATCGCGGGCTACCTGCCGGCCGGTCCCGATTATACGCAGCCGCTCCCGCGGCAGTGGTTCTGGCAAGGCACGCCCCACGTCGACCCGGTCAAAGAGGCGACGGCTCAGGAGAAGAAACTCCAGAACAACACGACGACGCTGGCCGATGAATGGGCCTCGGCCGGTTTCAACTGGGAAACCAAGCTCCGCCAGCGCAAGCGCGAGAAAGATCTCCAGCGCGAACTCGGGCTCGACGACGGCGAATCCCTACCGTCGGCGAACCCGTCGCCCGGGCCCCAAAACCGCGTCGCGCAATTCGATCAGCCGCGCGGCCTCGATCGCCGCCTCGACGCGATCGAGACGCACCTTGCCGAGCTGCACGAGCTGCTGGAGGGCGCGCGCTCATGACGCCATCAATCAACGTCCCCGTGTTCCCGCGCCTCGAAGAGTATGCCGGCCTCTGGGCCCTCGAACCCAAGGCGGCGCATGCCTACTGGGAAGCGGTGCACAAGCTCGACCTCAAGGTCCATGTCAACCAGCCGGAGGCCCGCGTTGAATCCGGCCTGGAAACCATTCCGATCGGCAACGGCCGCAAGATCGCCGTCATCAAGGCCGTCGGCCTGATGATGAAACAGCAATCCTCGTTCACGCAATCGACGTCCACGATCCAGCTTCGCCGGGATCTCCGCACCGCCGCGAATGACAGCGAGATCGCCGGCGTTCTTCTGGCGATCGACTCGCCGGGCGGCTCCGTCGCGGGGACCGAGGACCTGGCCGCCGAAGTGCGAGCGACTCGCGAGAAGAAACCGGTCTACGCGCAGATCGAGGACCTGGGGGCGAGCGCCGCCTATTGGCTCGCCAGCCAGGCCGATCAGGTTTTCGCCAATAACGCGACGGCCCTGGTCGGCTCGATTGGCACGCTCTTGGTCCTCTACGATCAATCCGCCGCGGCCGAGAAGGAAGGCGTCAAGACCCTCGTCTTCGCCACCGGCCCGCTCAAGGGCGCCGGCACTCCCGGCTCGCAGATCAACGCGGAGCAACAAGCCTATTTCCAGGGGCTCGCCAATCAGACGCAGGCCCACTTCGACGCGGCCGTGAAGGCCGGGCGGCGCCTAAGCGACGCCCAGCTTGCCGACGTCAAGACTGGCGGCGTATTCATGGCTCAAGAGGCCCTAACCCGCGGCCTGGTCGACGGCATTCAAAGCTTGGAAGCGACGATCGGCGCTCTGTCGGCCGCCGTCGCCCGCAAGCGGACCGATCCCTCGGCGAAGATTTCCCACGGCTCGAAAGGAGCTACCACCATGAAGTTCGAAGAATGGCTTTCGGCGAATGGGTTTTCGGCCGAGACGCTGAACGAGGCGCAGCTCGCGAAACTGAATGTCGCCTTCGAATCCGACATGCGGGCCAAGTCGGCTCCCAAGCAGCCGGGCGGCGACGGCGCCAGCCTGATGGGCGACCTCGAAGCCCAGACCCGTCAACGGCGCGCGGAAGAATCGCGCATGGCCGAGATTCGCCGCCTGTGCCGGCAAGCGAACGACCCGGTCATTGAGGTCGAGGGCCAGAAGGTGTCGCTGGAGGCCCACGCCATCGTCGAGGGCTGGAGCAAGCAAGAGGTCAGCCTCGAGATCCTACGCGGCAAGCGCCCGACCGCTCCGCCCCCGCCGGGCGGCCGCGGCCATGTCAACGCCTGGGTCGTCATGGAAGCGGCGATCGCCCAGGCGGGCAATCTCCGCAACCTCGATAAGAACTTCTCCGACCAGGTCCTCGACGCGGCCCACAAGGAATACCACGGCCGCATCGGCCTCCAGGAAATGCTCCTGATCGCGGCCGCCGAGAACGGCTGGGCCGGGCGCGGCCATAAAATCCACGACGGCAATATCCAGGAGATCTTGCAGGCTTCCTTCTCGACCAACAACTTGAGCGGCATCCTCTCGAACATCGCCAATAAGTTCCTGGTCGAGGGCTTCCTTTCCGTCGAACAATCCTGGCGCGATATCGCGTCGATCCGCCCGGTGAACGATTTCAAGACCGTCACCGACTTCCGGCTGATCAGTTACTTCAAGCTCGAGAAGGTGCCCAAGGACGGCAAGCTGCCGCACGGCACCCTTGGCGAGACGAAGTACACGAACCAGGCCGAGACCTACGGCAAGCAGTTCGGCGTGCCGCGCACGGACATCATCAACGACGATCTGCACGCCTATACCGGCCTCGGCACCGAGCTCGGCGAGGGCGGCGGCGACGCCCTGAACGAGACGTTCTGGACCGAGTTCCTGGACAACGCCTCGTTCTTCACGAGCGGCAACGGGAACTACTTCAGCGGCTCGTCGACGAACCTCCAGCACAGCTCGCTGGCGACGGCCGTGCAGATGTTCCTCCAGATCAAGGGCGAAAACAATCGCCCCTCGAACCTGGTTCCGTCGATCCTGCTGCACCCGCCGCAACTGATGGTGACGGCGAACGAGTTGTACAAGGCGAGCAACTTCGCCTTCAGCACGTCGACCAAACAGCCGAACGTCAACACTTTACAGGGACTCTACCGCCCGGTGACGGCCCGCAAACTGGGCGACGACAGTGCCACGGCGTTCTACGTCCTCGCCGCTCCGCGGCAGAACAACGGCGCCATTGAGGTCGTGTTCCTCAACAACGTCCAGATCCCGACGGTGCAGATGGCCGAGGCCGACTTTGGCGAGCTCGGCATCAAGCTCCGCGCCTTCTTCGACTTCGGCGTCAAGAAAAAGGAATGGCGCTTCGGCGTCAAGAGCAAGGGCGCGGCCTGAGCGCGGCGCAATCGAACCATAACGGCCGGCGGCGGCGTCGCCGCCGGCGTGAACGACATCCGGCGACCGAACTTCGACGAAAGGGGTTCCCATGACCGCCAATGCAGCTTTTCGCCGCGAGGAAGGCGGCTTTCACTTCACGCCGAACGCCGACGCCGCCCCTGGCGACGTGATCGTCCAGAACGACCTGATCGGTATCACCAAAGAGGCCGTGCCGGCCAATA